GTTTGAAATGTTATGGCTAATGTAAAACCAACAGCGCTACACAAACTAACGGGCGCGCACAAAAAGAACCCGGATAGAGCACGAGGAAACGAGGCTAAACCGCGTTTGGGTATTGGCTCCGCCCCGGTAAATGCTTCGGCGGGATTCTCTGACGTTTGGGACGAGGTAGTAAGTAACGTTTGTCCAGGCGTTTTGGGTAATTGCGATCGGCTCCACTTGGAAATTGTTTGTCGGCTAATAAGTCAGTTTCGATGCGACCCGGAGGGAACCAGCTCCGCTAAAATTGGCATGATCGAAAAAATGTTGGGCAAGCTTGGGATGAACCCTATCGACCGAATTAAAATCACGGTCCCGCAAGACGAAGAAGTAAGGCCGGAAGATGCCTACTTTTAACCCTGTTTCCGATTACGCGGAAAAGGTTTTATCGGGCGACTATCCGGCGGGTCCACACGTTCGCGGGGCTTGCCAGCGGCACTTAGACGACATAAAAACAGGCGAGGCGCGGGGGCTTTATTTTGACCAGAAAGAATGCGCGCGGGCGATCGGATTTTATAAGGATGTTTTAAAATTAAACGGCGGAGATTTTGAGGGGCTTCCGTTCCATCTTCTGGAATGGCAGGCTTTTATTATTGGGTCCTTGTTCGGCTGGAAAACCGAGGACGGCTATCGGCGTTTTAGGGTTGCCTATATTGAAACCGGCAAGGGTTCGGGTAAATCGCCACTTGCGGCGGGCGTTGGGCTTTATGGTTTAACCGCCGACAACGAAGCGCGGGCGGAAGTCTACGCGGCGGCGACAAAGAAAGACCAGGCTATGATTTTGTTCCGCGATGCGGTGGCGATGGTTGAGCAGTCGGGCGCGCTTAGTGCGAGAATAAAAAAATCTGGCACGGGGCAGAACGTATGGAACCTGGCCTATCTGCAAAAGGGTTCATTTTTTCGCCCGATATCCTCGGACGACGGGGCGAGTGGACCGCGCCCACACATTGCTTTATTAGACGAGATACACGAACACAAAAACGGCTCGATTGTTGAAATGATGCGAGCCGGAACCAAGGGCAGAACCCAAGCCCTTATCTTTATGATTACAAACAGCGGGGCAAATAAGCAAAGCATTTGTCGGGAGTATCACGAATATGCGGCCCAGGTTTGCTCCGGGGTTTTAGAGGACGATTCGTTTTTTGGTTATGTCTGCGCGTTGGACGAAGGGGACGATCCTTTTCAAGACGAGGAATGTTGGGGAAAGGCCAACCCATCTTTAGGTATAACGATTCCGAAAAAGTATTTATTAGAACAGGTTAGAGAAGCGCGGGGAATGCCGTCCAAAGAAGCGACCGTTCGGCGGTTGAACTTCTGTGAGTGGACCGAGGCATCGAACCCTTGGATTAGTTACGACGTTTGGCTGGACTGTAAGGACGAAACGCCGGTTGATTTAACCGGGCGTCGTTGTTGGGGTGGGCTGGATTTGTCGTCGTCTCAGGATTTAACCGGCTTTGCCTTGGTATTTGAACCGTCGGACGCGGACCCAAACTGGCGGCTTAAGGTTTGGATGTGGCTCCCGGATGACGGACTAGAAAAGAAAGGAAAAGAAGACAGGGTTCCTTATCTAGCCTGGCGCGATAAGGGTTATTTGGAAACGAATCCAGGGCGAGCTATTAACAAAATAGCTATTTTAGAAAAAATTACTGAGCTATCTGGCCTTTATGATGTGCGCGCAATCGCTTATGATAGGTGGAGGATCGAAGATTTAAAAATGATTATCGACCAGGACGGTTACACGTTGCCAGAGCTTACGCCGTTCGGACAAGGTTTTAAGGATATGGCTCCGGCTGTCGAGGAGTTAGAACGATTGTTAATTGATGGTAAAATAAAGCATGACGGCAACCCGGCTTTAACCTGGTGCGCGGCAAATGCGGTAGCGGTTGAAGACCCGGCGGGCAATAAAAAACTAGCCAAAGATAAGTCGATAGGGCGTATTGATGGAATGGTGGCCGGTGTAATGGCGGTCGGACAATCACTTAAAGACGATGATGCCGGTTCGTTTGACGAATGGCTAGAGGCGACGGTTAGTTTATGAGTATATTTAGCAGGCTTTCGGCATGGTTTGGGGGTGATACCACAAACCCAGATGAGGGGCAGCAATCAACAGGCCCAGGAACATACGCAACAGATTCCGGCATATCGGTTACCGATGAAAAAGCCTTACAGCTTTCTGGCGTCTGGAGCTGTACACAAATAATCGTAGACTCTCTTAGCTCTATCCCGCTCCGGTGGCATAGGGAGAAAGGCGGGGAGAGAACCCCATTAGAGACCGGCGCTATATACCAATTATTTAAAGGCCGTCCTAACAAGTATATGAAAATGCGCGATTTTAGGCGGTGCTTAACGCTACAGCTCGCGCTATGGAACAACGCCTACGCAAAAATTGATTGGTTTGAGGATCGCCCGGTAGCTATTACGCCACTTCATCCGGCTAGAATGGAAGTGCATCGCGACGAGCACGGGCTAACCTACCACTATAATAGCGGTGGGGACGTCCACGTTTTCGCGGACAAGTCTATTTTGCATCTTAAGGGGATGTCGGCGGAAGGTGTTGTAGGGCTAGATCGGTCTGACTTTGCTAGAAATACTTACGGCGTAGCGGCCAGCGCAAACAAATACGCGGCGAAACAGTTTGCCAATGGCGGGAAGCCTGGCGGCGTTTTAAAAGTGGACAAGTTTTTAAAACAAGATCAACGCGCGGCCTTGGCTAAAATTTACGAAGGCATTTCGGCTACGGCTGACGGTGCCAATAAGCTTTGGGTCCTTGAAGGCGGGGTTGATTTTGAATCCATAGCCCACGACCCAAATACAATGCAAATGTTAGAGACTAGACAGTTTCAGCTTGGCGATATTGCGCGCTTTTTCGGTGTTCCGGCGGTTTTGATTGGTGCAGGCACGAGCGGCTCCAGCTCTTGGCCCGCTTCTTTTGAACAACAACAACTAGCATTTCTGACGTTTACCCTTTCTAGCTATCTTAGCGAATGGGAAGCGGCGCTAATTGATGCTTTGGTATTAAGAAAGGACCTTGGTAAAATAGTCGTAGACCATGACGAAGACGACTTTATTAAGATGGATTCAAAAGCTAAAGCCGAATTCCTGTCTAAGATGACACAAAACGGCATGATGGACAGAAACGAAGGGCGGAAAAAATTAAGACTGCCAACGCGCGGCGGGGCAGGCGACCTAACAGCACAGGTAAATTTAACAACGTTAGACAAATTAGGTGAGACCGACGGAGGCGAACCCGATGGAAACGAAGACACAAGCGCTATCTGATTGTGAAATAAAGTTTGATGGTAAAGAGGGTTGGAAATTTGAAGGCTATGCCTCCAAGTTTAATGGGCTAGACTCCTACAAAGACACTATTCATAAAGGCGCATACGAGGCGAGCCTAAAAGACAGAGACCGCCCGGTTATGATGCGGTACGAACACAAGGCCGGAATTTTGCCCCCTGGAAAATGGGAGCACTTGGCAGAAGATAGCGCGGGCTTGATTGTTGCGGGAGAGCTGACCAAGGGCCAATCCCTGGCGACAGATATTCGCGCCTCGATGGAGCACGGCACCCTTGAAGGCTTGTCGATTGGGTTTCGTATTCCCAAAGGCGGTTCCGAGGAGCTCGAAGGCGTTCGACATATAAAAACCATTGATTTGGTAGAAATATCTATTGTTCAAAATCCGGCGGACTCCCAGGCGTTAGTTACTGGTCTAAAGGCGGAAATTGAATCTATAGAAGATTTAAAAGAGGCGGAACGGTTTCTACGTGATGTAGATTCCTTTTCTATCTCGTCGGCTAAATGTTTTGTAAGCCGCGTTAAAGCTATAGGGGCGCGTGATGCGGACCTAGAGTCTAAAGACGAAATTACAGAACTAAAAGCACGACTACAACAAAAAACGGCAGCGGAAACGGTCGCGGCCCTTATCAAAAAATTATAGAGAGAGAAATTATTATGGGACAAGAACTGGATTTTGCGCTTATTGAAAAGGCGCTACAGGAAAAAAACACAGAGCTAAAAACGTACATTGATACGCGAATTGATTCTGTAAACAAAGAAGGCGAAACGCTTTCGGAAGAACAGAAAAATGCGGTTAACGTTATTTCTGACGAGTGCAAGGGCCTAGCGGACCAGCTTCACGTTATCGAACAAAAACTAGCGGAAGGCGTTAACGACGTAGAAGAAGCTAAGTCTATCGGCGAAATGTTCGCGGATCACGAATCGGTCGAAATGTTTAAGACGGGCCAGGCTACTAAAGCGGTCATGGAACACAAGGCGATTATTAATGCCGATCCAGCGGCGGGCAATCCACTGGTCCCAGAAATGCGAATCCCTGGTATTGTTCACGAACCCAACCGCGTTTTACGCTTACGTGACGTTTTGAGTGTTGGTCGCACAAACAGCAATACTATTTACATTGCTAAAGAGAATGTATTTACTAATAACGCTGGGCCTCAGATTGGCGGATCGCCAGAAGCGCGCGAAAATGTAACAAAGGCGACTTCTGACATTACCTTTACGAGTGCAACGGTAGCGGTTGAAACGCTGGCGCATTTGTTTAATGTATCGAAACAGGTGTTGGAAGATTCTCCAATGCTGGCTAGCTATATTAACTCTCGCGGAATGTACGGTTTGAAGCTTGAAGAAGACGACCAACTTCTGAATGGCTCCGGCGCTAACGGCAATTTAAGTGGACTGGTTACCAACCAAACCGCTTACGCGGCCACCAGCTCTCCAACCGTTGTTACCAACAACCTGGACTTGTTGCGCGATGCAATTACCCAGGCGCAGGCAGCTAACTACATTCCTTCTGCTATTATTCTTAACCCGATCGACTGGGCTAAAATTGAACTGCAAAAGGTTAACGCTGGAACAGACGACCGCTATATTTATGGCGATCCTGGTTCGCGACTTGGCGCTAATATTTGGGGCTTGCCTGTTGTTGTTACTAACACTATGACGGCTGGAACGTTCCTTGTTATGGACGGCGCTCAGTTGGGTATGTTGTGGGATAGAGCAGATGCCACTATCGCTATGTCCGAGCACCACGACACCAATTTTGCTAAAAACATGGTAACGGTTCGCATGGAAGAACGATTGGCCCTAGCGGTCGAACGTGCTTCAGCTATCATCGGCGGTTCATTACTGTAAGCATAAGGGGGGGCTTCGGCCCCCTTTTTTTTGAGGTTTTTTTATGGAAGTTATAACTATAGCCAGGGCTACCGGGCCTTATGGCGAAATAGAAAAACGGCGTCGCTTAACGTCGGCGAACTACCCAACAGATTATCTAAAACATCTTGTCGAAATTGGTGTTGCCAGGGTTGATATTGAACACGCAGAAGAACCCGTTTTGGAGGTGAAAGTTAAAGAATCAAAAAAGCCTTCTATTGTATCGCAACAGGCCCAAGCCTCACGGAAGAAGACTGCCAGAAAATCAAAGACAAAAAGTGTATAGCTGTTAATGATGCTTACAAATTGGCACCCTTTGCCGAAATTCTTTACGCTTGCGACCGTCGCTGGTGGCAAACCCACATAGACGAGGTTAGAGAAAGTTTTAAGGGCGAGCTTTGGACACAGGACAAGGTGTGGAACAAGGGCGAAGCGGAGGCTATGGGCCTTAACGTTATAGAGTCAATTAGTAAACCTGGATTAAGCACGACGCCGGGCGTTATTCACCAGGGGGAGAACTCTGGTTATCAAGCAATAAACATGGCACTATTACGCGGCGCAGAGCAGGTTTTTTTATTGGGTTATGATATGTGCGCGGGAACAAAGACCCATTTTTTCGGGGATCATCCAAAAGCGTTGGGTCCGCATAGAGACTACGAAAAGTTTATTAAAAATTACAAAACTATCTCAGAAATTGAAATTATAAATTTATCAAGGCGAACAGCCTTACATTTTCCGAGGGCCAATCTTGACCAAGTGTGTAATATTAGGAACAGGGCCAAGCCTTAAAGAACAAAAAAACCGCATTCTTGACCTAAAAGAAGCGGGCGACGTTGTTTTGTTTGGTGTTAATAACACGTTTAACGACTTTCCTTTAGATTTTTGGATAGCTTGCGATCCTAAATGGCACGAGCACTATGGACAGGTGCGCGGCTCTTTTGAGAAATGGCACTGGGACGAGCATATCTGCAAGCGCTACGGCTATAACTATATCGAGGGCAGATGGGGCGAGGGGTTAAGCCTTGATCCAAATTACATTCGCTATGGCCACTGTTCCGGCTATCAGGCGTTAAATATTGCTCTCCATAAAGGGTTTAAAGAAATTTACCTGGCTGGACACGACTTTGAAGACCTAACCCAAAACAGACATTATTTTTCCGGTTTATCCGATGTTGCTGGAGAATATCCAAAGGCTATCAGGAAATATTCTAGTTTTAAGGGGCTTTTAAAGACCTATTCTTATATAGAGAAACAGGATTTACCCTGCAAAATATACAATATAAATAGAAATTCAGCTTTAAAAACATTCGAGTTTAAGGACTTATGAGCGATATCATTACAGAGATTAAAAAGTATCAAAAAGGTTGGTCGGGCGGGCTTCCAGAGACGCCTTGCGGGTCGGGGTCCAGGCTTTCAAACACTCGCCAGCAACGCGAATGGATTCCAGAAATAATAAAAAAATATGGTATTGAGTCTATTGCTGATATAGGGGCGGGCGACCTTAACTGGATTAAGAAAACCGATTTATGCGGCGTTAATTATCAAGCGTATGATCTGGTTCCGCGCGACCCTTCAATTATTAAGTTCGACTTAATAAATGAGGTTCCTCCCCAAGTGGATTTAATAATGTGCTTGTGGGTGCTTAATCACTTGCCCGTTAAGCATTGCCAGCTGGCGATTGAAAACATAAAGGCAAGCGGCGCTAAATATTTAATGATGACCGACCGCCCCAAATACCATAAAGACCAACCGCCGGAAATTAAAATGGAGTCTATCGAAGAAATGATTATAGAAAAAACGGATTTTGATAGCATTAAGTTAATAAAATTATGATAACTGTCTACTCTGTTTTGTGGGGCGATAAATATCCGGTCGACTATGTTTACCGGCTAAAGTCGATGGTCCAGCGAAACCTTACTGTCCCTTTCCAGTTTGTTTGCATTACGGACCAAGAAATTGATGGTGTAAAGTGCATTAAACCCCTAGTCCACTGGCATGGATGGTGGCAAAAGCTGTCGCTTTTCGGTGTGGCTGACGGTCCTAGTTTATACTTTGATTTAGATACGGTTATTACGGGTAACATAGATTTTTTGGTTCCTTATACGGAAAACGTTCTATCCGCTCCCGCGAATTGGGGACAATCCGGCCATGGTGGAATACAGTCTTCGGTTTTAGCCTGGAACGGAACATTAAAAGAGCCATTTTTACGGTTTAATTACGATATTGATTCGCCCAGGTTATGGGGCGATCAGGAATATTTATCAGAACTATATAAGGATCAATTTACACCAATCGAGGGCGTTGGCTCGTATAAATACCATTGTCGGGGCGGTCTGCCTGATTGGTGTAAGGTGGTTTGCTTTCACGGGAAACCGGATTATCCAGAGGTTAACGATTCGTGGGTGAAAAAGTCTGCATTCATGCAAACCCTAGCCTAGCGCATCAAAAGCATTGGGCAAACGGTCTAAAGGGCGCTTTTGTTCATCATGGGTTTGAGTGCGATATAACTTACAACCCAAAAGAGAAGGGCGCGGATATCCATGTGGTTCTTGGCCCGCATTATGCGAAAAAGTACCACTTAAACCATGAGACAATTTTGCTCGATCGGTGTTACTACCGTGGGGACCCGGACCACATTTCTTTAGGTTGGATGCTGCCTTGTGGCGGTCGAAGATTTACGGAAGGCGAGGGCAGAGAGCCGCCACAGGTTAAAAAACGACAACCTGGCGACAGAACCATATTTTTAGCGGATTATCAGGGGGATATAGGCGGTGCGGACACAGTTCGACGACATCCGGCGGAATCTAAGCCCACAGAATCACTTCTTAGCGCGTTAAATCGGCACGACATAGCAATAGGTTATAAAACCACGGCTTTGGTAGATGCTGCGTTATTGGGTCTTAGCGTGGTATCATACGATACTAGCCATATATTGAACCAACCAAATTGGTTGAGGCTTTTGCCTTATGCTGATTGGGCGTATAACGAACTAAACGAGGCCATAGATCACTTATGTCTATCACGTTAAACACAGCGCCGCCTGTTTGCCCCGTTACCATAGACGAGGTTAAAGAACAGCGCGTTATAGAACACAACGACGACGACGTTTTGCTGGGCGGGTTTATTGAGGCGGCTACGGAGTACGTGGAGCATAGAACCGGCTTGAACTTTGTCCAAAGAACTTGGGATTATAAGGTTTCGAGTTTTACGGACGAGATAGAACTTCCTTTTAATCCGGTCCAATCGGTTTCTATTACCTATACAGATAAAACGCTCTCTCCCGAAATACAGACGGTTTCGACTGATGTTTACGAGGTAGATACCGGCGTTTCTCCGCCCGTTGTTCGGTTGCAGTATGGGCAAAGCTGGCCAAGTTATACAAGCGTTAAAAACGGAATTACTCTACAGGTTGTTGCGGGTTATGCGCCGCTTGGAAGCCCGGAAAACTACCGTGGAAACATTCCAGAATTAGTAAAAACAGCGATTAAAATATTGGTCGGCGGAATGGATGTCGCCAGGGAGTCAAAATCCGACCTACAATTTTATGATACAGATATCGTCGACGGGCTGTTACAATCTATTAGGGTTTATAAATGAGAGCCGGACGATTAAGAGACCGCGTATCTATTCAGTCGCCGCCCACAGGCGTAGACGGATTCGGACAGCCAACCGGAGAATGGTTGGATGTGAAAGATCGCAGGTGTTCTATCGAGCCAATGAGCAACGACGAATACTTTGCAGCGCAGGGAGAAAACTCACTACAGAAAACGAAGATTAGATTCCATTTCGAGAAAAACCTATTAAAGCCTACCTATAGGTTGGTAGATAAACGGGTTTCTCCAAATGTTATTTACGATATACAGGGAGAGCCAACCAACCCAGGGAACGAAAATAAAGAATTGATCGTTATTGGAGTGCGTAGAAGTGCCTAGGCAGGTGGTAATTGGTATTGACGAACTTTTGGCCAAGATGGACAAAATAGCGCTTTCCGTTCAACCAAAAATCGTCGCCCAATCTTTGCGGGCGGCTATGACGCCTATGCTTAAAGATGCGAGGGCCAACGCGCCGAAAGGATCAAGAACCCATAAATCTTATAAGGGGCGTTTGTTAGCTCCAGGTTTTTTAAAACAAAATATTAAGCTTAAAAAATTAAAGCGCAGAGATAAGACGGTTCAGGCTTACGGGCTTTGGGCGCAAAAAGAAGGGTTTTATGGTGGGTTTGTTGAGACAGGTATCGCGGGAGAGTCGGACGTTACTCCTAACCCTTGGCTTGGCAAGGCATATAGCAAAAACGCGGCGTCGGTGCAGTCTCTTTTTCTGACAGGAATGCGAAAGCGTATAGAAAAGGCTATGAAATGATAACGGCGGCTTTAATAGCCTACTTAAAGGCCAACATATCAACCCAGGCGGTTTACGCGGTACAAGCGCCGCAAGGGGTGCTCCCTGCTGTTACAATAGACGATAACGGCGGAGACAGGTTCCGCGCTTGGATGGGTGGGCTTACTAGCCACACTTACACCGAAACAGAATACGAAATATCGTCATGGGCAGACGACCCGCTAGAGGCGGCAAGGCTGATAGATGAAATTATTGCTTTACTAGACGATTATGCGGGACCGTTGTTCGATACGTCGGTTTCTCCACAGGTTCTCCACTCGATCAGATATTGTTCGGCGGAAAATATAGGCTCCGACTTCACCAGCAAGAACGAAGTTTACGGCCATTCTTTGTTTTTACAAATTACCCATAGTTAGGAGCTATAATAATGAGCACAAGTGCAATTTTGACAAATATTTTAATCGAGGTTTTGGACGAAACAAGTTCGCCCGGAACTTTTGACGAAGTAGAGGAAGTTACATCGCTTTCCGGCCTTGGTGAAACCACGCCACAGGTTCGCGCGACCCACTTTCAATCCACTTCTGAGGAATATATCGGCGGTCTAGCTGACGGCGAAGAATTTAACCTGGAGTGTAACCGAATCCACACAAGCGGATCGGCACAAGCTAAACTTGTTTCCTATAAGGGCTTACAAAAGTCGTTCAGGGTTACCGAGCTGGACACAAGTGTTTCTCCGAATACGACCGTTGTTTACACCTTCGATGCGTTAGTTCAGGGTTGGACCAATAACCCAAGCCTTGGCGACATCCAGAAGATTAGCTTCTCTGGTAAAATCTCTGGCGGAATCACGGCTGTATAATGGATAAAAGCGAACTTTTTAGTTTAGCTCCTAGAACAAAAGCGACTATCAAGGTAGAGGGTAAAGAGCTAGAAGTACTTTCCCTTAGCCTTGATGGACGCTTTGCGTTTTCCGAGACAGAGAAAAAGCCATTGGGTGAACGGTTTGCCTTTTTAGCTATCCATGGTTGCCCGGCGTTATCAGGCAGCACTATCGAGGAGGTTGTTAACGGAATCGACCCGATTGTTTTGTCTAATATTGCGGCAAAAGTTATGGAGCTGTCGGGCCTTGGTGCTGATGAAGGGGAAGAAGCGGGAAAGCCCTCAGAGAAAGGCCGGAAATAAAGTTTATTTTCGACCTTTCTATGCAATGGGGAATTCCTCCTTTTGAACTTGCGGAGCGCATTTCCAGCAAGGAGTTAACCTGGCTGATTGAGTATTCCAAAATCGAGCCGTTTGGCTCTGTTAGAGATAATTGGCATACAGCGATTTTAGCTCAAATGTACGCTTCAGCGCATACGCCAAAACATAAGATTAGGCCACAGATAAAGGACTTTATGTGGGTTGATCCAAAAAGCAAAGCGACAAGAGAAACGAAGTCGTTTTTAGGAAAGCTGCGAGGAATGGCGAAAAATGGCGACTCAAGAAGCTAAAATTATTGTAAAAATGCAAGCGGAAACGGGACGTTTGCAGACCGCCTTAGACCGATCCGAGAAAAAGTTAAAAAGGTTTGAGGGGCAAACGAAAAAAAGTGTTGCCAATGTAAACAAAACCTTTAAAACGATGGGCGTTGCCGTTGGCATTGGTATCGCCGCGACCGTTGTTCTCGTCAATAAAACACGAGCCGCCATTGATGCCCAGGCAAAATTCGCCGACTCCATTGGTATTAGTACGGAAGCGCTTGCCGGATTAGAGCAAGCCGCCGCTATTAATGGCGCTTCACAGGAAGGTTTAAGAAAGGGCTTAGAACGTCTAGTCGTTAATCTAAACGACTTCAAAGGCGGTATAGGCGAGGCTGTCGATTCATTCGAGCGCCTTGGCATTTCAATTGAAGACATTAAAGATAAATCTCCCGACGAGGTTTTTGCCCTTGTCGGTGATCGCCTTAAAACCATTCCCAGCCAAGCCGAGCGCGCCGCGTTAGCCTATGAGATTTTTGGCAAGCAGGGAATTAAATTAATTAAAACATTGGAAACCGGGTCGGAAGGCTTAAAAGGTTTCCAGGAAGAAGCTAAAGCGCTTGGTTTGTCTCTCAGTCGCGTTGATGCGGCACAGGTTGAAGCGGCCAATGATGCGCTACAGCGCGCCGGAGCAGTCAGCGAGGGATTTGCTAAACAATTAACCGTCGCTCTATCTCCGTCTATTACAGCGGTGGCAAATCTATACAGGGAAGCGGCGATAGAAGCCGGTGGAATGGGAGACGCGGCAACCGCCGCCGGTAAGTTTTCAGTTTTAGCGATCGGCTCGATCGGTGACACGATAGAAGATATCTCTATAGGGTTAAAAGAGAGTAAAGGGCAGTTTGCCGACTTTGTGGCGTTTGTTATTCAGGTTTCGCAACAGCTTAACGTTTTTGGTTTATCAGAAAAGCTTTTTGGTATATCAGCGGCGGAGGTGACAACCGCCATAGAAAATTGGCGGTCCGTTGGCGATGATGCCGCCTCAGCATTCGAAAAAGCCGTTGCCGATCGGTTAAAAAACGGCACGTTTTCGGAACAGCTTATAGCGCAAATGGAAAAAGACCGCGCGAAGATAGAAGCTGCCCTTGCTTCCTCAGGGGGTGGAAAAAGCTCCTCGGTTGGAGGTGTCTCCGTTGGTGGCGGCAAAAAACCCAAAAAAGAAAAAGACCCGCTTGCCTCGTCATTGTCTGAAGTTAAAAACCTGTTGGAGTCGCTACAATCTCCGCTAGAGAATTACAACAACAGCATTGCAGAGCTTGAAGTTTTAACGTCAAACAATCGGATCGGGCAAGAACAATACAATTTAGCCGCCGCCGAATATAAAAGAATATTAGAAGAAGCCACGCCCGGCATAGATAATATGCAAGAGCTAACCCAGGCGCTAGCCGACACACTACCGGCGGAAGAAGCGGCCCTGGCAGCGGTACGGCAACAAATGCTAGACCTTAATTTGGCTATGGAGTTATTCCCAGACAAAGCCGATGCTATTACCAGTTCGCTTATAAACCTTCAGGAAGAAGAAGCGCGGTTGATTGAAAAATCAAAAGAGACCGGCGACGGTTTAACGGAATTCGGAAAAGAAGCCGCCCGCAACATCCAAAACGAGCTTGGTACTACCTTAAGAGATACGCTTTCCGGCGACTTTGACGGAATATTGGACTCTTGGGGAAACATGCTCGCCGAAATGGGCGTTCAATTACTGGCGCAATCATTCGCGGATTCGTTCAACCTGGAAGAAATGTTTTCTTCTGGTGGCGGTGGCGGTGGAGGCGGTATAGCCTCGTTTTTCGGTGGCTTCTTTGCCGATGGTGGGCGACCGCCCATGGGGAAAGCTAGTATGATTGGCGAGAATGGTCCGGAATTATTCGTTCCTGACTCCGCCGGGACCATTGTTCCCAACCATGAGTTAGGTGGAGGCCAACAGTTTAGCTTTGGAAACGTTGTTTTAAATGGCGTTACCAACCAGGCGGAAGCCACCAAAGCCGCCGGAAAGTTTATGAACGAAACAGCGCGGCTAATGGGCAACGCTCAAAGGTATACTTAAATGAGTTTTATCGAAGAAAGGATATCGGAAGAATTCAGTTTTGGTTCGGGCCTGGACTATTCTTTTGATGTGACGGTAACCGTTACCGCTACGGGTAACGAGCATATAAAGCGTTGGCACCCTTATCGAAGGCTTACGATATCGTTAAGCTTTACCAATAAAACCGACGCCTGGCTGGAAGAATATATACAAGACCTTTTCGACAGGTCCGGCGGTATAGGCGGCGGTTTCAGGTGGAAGAATCCAAGCGACTTTTCTACCAATGGAAAGACCGGGGTTCCTACTTTTTCCGACCAAATTTGCGTAGCGGACGGCGCGACCTTTCAGATTGTCCGATGGTATGGGACTCAAGGCGACGCCACGGCAACACGTAGCAGAATTAGAAAGCCGGTGGCTGATAGCTGGCTGATAGGAATACGCGACGACGAAGGGAACGACAACCAAATTCTAAACGACTTTACGGTTTCGCCTAACGCGGTAAGATGGACGATAGACACTTACGGAGCTATTACCTTTGCCGACAACGTGTCTCGCCCTATTAATGGGATAACACAAGCGGCACAAGCTGTCGCCGATCTGGGGGCAGCTCACGGCGTTATAGCGGGGGATAGCTTGCACTTTTCCGGTGTAGCCGGAATGGTGGAAATTAACGGACTCCGTGGGACTGTTACAGCGGTAACCGCGACTACGGCAACGGTGGATATAGATAGCTCTGGATTTTCGGGGTTTTCTCTAGCCTCACCCAACCTTGCTGTTTGTAATACGGCACCACAGGAAAACGAACTACCGACGGCGGGCTGTTACTTTGATGTGCCGGTTAGGTTCGATTCAAGCTCGACAAAATCTTTCGCGAACAAAAACGCGTCGGACGTTATTGTTTCCAACTCTATTACCTTGATTGAACTACTCGATCCAAAGGATTAATTAAAACGCCATGAAGCCAACCTATATAGACCCAGAGCTTGCGGTAACCTGCGTTAGGATTGAAGCGGTTGGCGGTGCGGTTTTAAGGTTTGCGCTTTATCCGCACGACCTTGTAATGAGCAACGGGACCCGATATCTCGCCACGCCTTTTATGGAGCCGTCGGACATATCAGGCGCGGAAAATCTAGCGCCGTCTGTATTCGACGCCAGCGGTTATTTTTCCGATGCCGGTATTACCAGGGACCAAGTATTGTCGGGGGTGCTCGATAATGCCAGGGGCTTCGCGTTTAAAACTACGTGGAGCGCGCCGGTCGAGGATCAACAGCCAGCCAAAAAAACTTTATTCGGAAAAACAAATACAGAAGACGATTTATTTATTATCGAAAATATGGGGCTGATGGATGCCTTAAATTCGTCTACGGGATCAACGGTTAATTCAAAGTGTACTCATGTTTTGTTTGATGAAACTATCGACGGAGACATTATCGCCACGGATCGCTCTAGCTGTACCGGACCGCGCGGGTACTCTCCCAACAGACAAGACGGGCCAATATTAGCCGACTACCTTATTTCGGGCGTAGTCGTTACCGATGTAACATCTCAAAAGGCTTTTACGGCTTCAGGGCTTGCACAAGCGGCGGGTTATTTCGACTATGGGTCTTTGCTGTGGAAAACGGGGGCGAATGCAGGGCTAAGAAGTTTCGAGGTTAAACAACACGAGGCCGGTGGTATAATAACCCAGCACTTAGCAACACACTATCCAATAGCGGTTGGCGATACGTTCGACATCCATCCGGGTTGCGACCACACGCTTTCCGGGGACTGTATTAACAAGTTTGGTAATGCTCCGAATAGCCTTGCTTATGAGCACTTGATAACGGAAGAAACCTACGGAGATTATAGCCTTTGATTAATAAGATTATAGCCTTATCTCGCGAGTGTATCGGCACAAAGTACGGCCACCAGGGGCGAACCGTTGGCGTTGTGATGGACTGCGCGGGGCCATTAATACACGTTCTAAAAGGGCTTGGTTTTGAGCTGACAGACGAAAAGGGTTACCCAAGGCGTCCCTATAAAGGAATGTTGGAGGCTATATTAAAACGCCAGGAACATTTGGAGGAAGTGCCGGTTTCTGATTTGCGGGCGGGCGATGTCGTTTTATTTCGGATATCCACAAGCCCGCAACATATAGCGATTTATACAGATAAGGACACGATTATCCACGCCTATTACCACGCGGGAAAAGTCACAGAGCAATCCTTCGCCCCTTGGCGCAACCAGTTAAAACACGTTTACAGGTTCATTAAATGAGTAGTGATGGGCAGTTAATTGGAGCCATAGTTGGCGCGACGGTTGGTGTGGCTGTGGGCGCACCATTGCAGGGTGCCTCGATAGGTGCCACTATCGGCGGTGCAATCGACCCGCCCAAAGGACCAAAAATAAGTTCGCCCAGGATGTCGGACAACGCCGAGCAAACGAGTAGTTATGGCGCACCAGTTCCGACAATCAATGGAAAAATAGCGACTAAGGGCGTTATTATTTGGGTGGAAGGCAACAAAAAACGAATTGTTGTTACTGAGGAAGAAGCAGAAGGTAAGAGCGGTGGCGGTGGTGCTACCACTGAAACACAAGAAGCCTTTGTTACTTGCGCTATTCTTTTGGCCGACCATCCTGTCGATGCGGCTGGGCGAATATGGATCGGCGGCAAATTGGTCGCTAACGGTGCCGCTACAGACCTAGCAACGGCGGCGGCTACTAACGATGTTTTTCCGGCCATGTCCTTGTATAACAACGACGAACTGTTAAAGGTGGCGTTATCGGTTAATACGACGGGCGCAAAAATCCAACTCCAGCCAGGGCTCGACGATGTAGACCCGCACCCACGGGTAGAGGCCGACCTCGGTGCGGGAAATGCTCCGGCCTGGCGCGGAAAGACGGTTTTATATCTGATAGATTGGCCCTTGGTCGATGTTGCAAATTCAATCGCCGGGCTAGACGTACAGGTTGAATTAATCAAGTCGGGAACAGCACAAGAGCCGGTTCTTCTAAATCAAATATCTACTACGCCAGCAGTATGGGGCGAGTGTTATTATTTAAACCAAGAGGAGGCGGTTTGGTGGGAGCGAACCGCCACCAACAGCGACATAACCAGGCGCGTTGAGTTCAGCCAAGACGGAGTTTTTAAAAAGGGCGAATATTTAGAACAACCGGCGGACGCTGGCGGAGACCATGCGCGAGGCTGGACAGATGTTGACATAGGATATATATCTAAAAGGCCCGCCTGGTGGGAGGACGCATATCCGTTAAACTGGACAAACTCCGTAGGCTATATTGTTTATAAAAACGAACTATATTACGGGCTTAGATCTGGTTATATTTATTATCAAAATACGGCCAGAGTAGCGGCTCCTGCTGACTCTAAGGCAATTTGCGTTGATGATTCAGGTAATGTCTATATCTTACATCATGATTCAACTCATGCTTCAACAGAAGGTATTACAAAATTTGATTCTGTGGGAACAGAGCTGGCTTTTTTTGAGATTGACTGGAAAACGGATAGGGGGGAAAACACCAACACAGCGCGGGCTGTCGGCATCCAGTGGGACTCTGTGAACGGCTTGCTTTATTGCGGATTCGCAGACGGAAACCTCATTGGTAATTTTTATGCCGTAGACTTTGAAAATGAGATTGTCTCTGATGTCATAGAGGTTAGAACGACAGACGAACCAACCCTTCTTAGGATAGAACTAAATCAGTTTACCGTTGAGGGCAGTATTCTTAGCCGCTTCTGGGTCTCACAGGATTACGTTTCTGAGGTTGCCGCCGCCTTTGTTGATCGCTGGCGACTACCAACGGCGAGCACTGACGGCCAGCCCTTGGCCGATGTGGTTAGAGAGCGCATGGAAAAAACGCCTTTGCTAGAGTCTACCGACATCAACGTTACATTGTTAAGCGGTGACGTTACCGGCTATAAATCTTCAGGAATTATAACGCCACGCGCCGCCCTTGTTCCGTTACAGGATGCCTATTTTTTCAAAATTATTGAATCCGGTTATCAATTAAAAGCAATTCCGACGGCGGGCCAAGTTTCCGTCGCGACAATTACAGAAGGGGAGCTTGACGCTAGACCGTTTGGGGCAGCTAACAAGCCGCTTTTGCCTAGTGGTCGAGACATGGAGTCGGAACTTCCGAGTCAGGTCCTAGTTTCTTTTTTTGATGCTGCGCGCAATTACAACCAAAACGAGGCGTTATCATTGGAGCGAATTAGCTCCGGTGCGGTCAACAAAGAATCTTTCGAGTTAGCTATTGTTTTCACACCAGAAGAAGCGGTATCAGTCGCTAATGCTCAAATGGATAGAATGTGGATTGATAGAGAAGATTTTTCTTTTTCTTTGCCGCAAACCTATAACCAGTTGGAGCCGTCCGACGTTATTACTTTAGAAATGAGTTACGCGACCTTCGAATTTAGGCTCGTTTCGATAGACTATAAGGCGGACGGGCGTTTAGAGTGTAGCGCTAAACTTAACGACGCGACTATTTCCACGCAAAACGCTACCGGCGGATCAAGAGTTTTAGGCGACACCACTATTTCGTTCGCGGGTAAGTCAATTTTGCACTTGCTCGATATACCGCTGATTCGCGACGAGGACGACAAGCCGGGGTTTGCCGCCTCTCTCACAGGTAAAAGTAGTGGGTGGCCAGGGGGAACTATTGTTCGCTCTGTTGATAACGGGCAGACCTTTACCAACCTGCAAAGTTTTACGGCTGGCGTTAGGGCGGGCATTTGTGCCGACTCATTACCTGCGCATGATGGCTATACGATTGACCGCACGAACACGCTAACAATTAATCTTTATAATGTTGGTTTAACGCTGTCCTCTATCACTCGGGCGCAAATGTTAACGAACCCAGGGCGGAACTGGTTTGCCTATGGCGCTTCTGGTCGTTGGGAGCTTTGCCAGTACGCAAACGCCACGCTAAACGCCGATGGATCGTATACGCTAGACACGATTGTAAGGGGCGCAAAAGGCACAGAGCAATATACCGGCACCCACGAGGACGGGGATTTATTTATATTCCTGGCGGATAACGCGGCCTTTATTGCTGCGAATATATCGGATATAGATGTAGAGCGTATTTATCGCGGGGTAACGTCACAAAAGCCTATAAATGAAGTTGCCGACACGCTATACACTTATACAGGAACAAACCTTAAGCCAATACGCCCAACACAGTTAGCCGGTACAATAGACGGCTCCGATAATTGGGGTTTAACCTGGCTGAGAAGCTCACGGCTTTCCAGCTCGTGGTGGACAAATGGAATAGACGCGCCTTTAGGTGAAACGACAGAGGCTTACGAAATTGATATTATAGATACCTCGGTTTCTCCTTGGGTTGTGGCGAGAACCTTAACCGCTACAAGCGAAGCGGTTCAATATAGCAGCGCCGACCAAGTAACCGATTTTGGCAGCAATCAAACATCGTTAACCTTTAGGGTTTATCAAATGTCCTCGACCATTGGCCGGGGCTATATGACAGAGATCACACTATGACAACTCCACTTTTAGGTATAGAAGAACTAGCGTCAAGCGCGGCCAATTACTCTTTAGGGAATGAGGCTTTTAAGATTTTAGAGCGGGCTGGGTGTGGGCGGATTACTGTTAATTATTTAACAGATGCCAACCTAACTTTAGATGTAGATACGGCGGCGGGAACGGAACAGTGGAGGGATGCCATAATTACCATAACGGATTCCGGCGTGGTCCTCACAGCAGGCCGCGACTTGATCTTTCCTGACGAGAACGGGCCAATCTATACTATTTACAATGATACCGCTCAAACGATTACTGTTAAGCTCTCAGGGCAAACAGGGGTGGCCATTAGTGCTTCTGGTTCGGGTCGATATCTAAGACGCGGAACGGATATGGTGGCAGCTCCATAAGGGCCATAATTCGTTACCTCTGGGTAAGGGTTAAGTGGCATACCAAAAATATTCGCCGTCAATTTGATCAGCATAGGCTGTATGTTCATGCCCACAGTGTTCACATTTAAATTTGTCGCCAGCCGCTTTATTGTGCGAGGTTTCAAATTCCTTTTCACACTTTAGACATTCAACCTCTGTAAGTTCATCCATCATTCGTTACCTCTGGGCTGTCATATTTCCAAAACTCTAATGCTTTGGTTAGTTCATTAATGTGTTTAATAACGTCTTGTTTTGTCGTAAAGATTAGAGAGAAATTATCAACACCCATTGTTGTTTTCTCTTTGTCTGGGTCGTTTTTGACTGTTACCAAATACTCACCCTGCAATTCAATTCTTTTAATCATTCGTTGCCTCTGGGTTGTGGTTATACAAACTCTTTGCCGACGATAGCTAAAATAATGCCTAGGATGGATAGTATTATGAGCCACCGCACCAACCGGCTCTCTTTTTCCTTCCTTCCGTCAAGGTCTTTTGATAAGCGATCAGACTCTTCCTTTGTAACAGGAAGGCCACACATAACTCGACGTATTACTACACTTTCACTTCTCATCATTCGTTACCTCTATTCAATAACACTTCATTGCGAGTGGCCTGCGGCACTCGAATGTCTTTGTTAAATGCCTTCTTCTTCCAAGCGAGACAATTGCTTATCAATCAGTCTCAACCACTCGCGCAAATCGGCTATGTGCGCTTTCTCTGATTTCTCGGGTAGCGTTAAGCAAACAGTAGCCCAGCCCGGCCCCACAGATGTCTGGTAGTTTCGGCATTTAACAAGCCGGTCAAGTTCAGCCTTCGGCTCGGACAATGCTCCTTTCGCCACAAGTTTCGTGCTACGTTTAAGTGCGCTCTCCATTACCTGCCTCTCATGCTCTGTTAATTCACGCATTGCCACTTACCTCCGGGTTATATTTGCTGAACGTATTGCTTCAATTCTTTATAAAAAGCTACGTTTGAATAGTTCTTACAACCTTCAGCGAACTCAATATATTCATCTAGCCTTTTTAGTAGTTGTGGTTTATCCGCAACATAACAACCCGGTGAACGAGACAATGGCCGTGCCGTATCAGAGAGCCTCCCA